GGATTTAACTCCAAAACAAAAGATGTTTGTAGAAATCCTGGTGCAAGACTATGGAACTATAACACAACACGAAGCCTTAAAAAGAGCTGGTTATGATTGTAAAGATGATAACAGTGCGAAAGCTACTGCATCACAATTATTAAATAGAAAATTAAACCCTCACGTAGCTAAGTTTTTTGACACAAGATTTGAAAAAGAACTTAAAAAATACGAGAGTGATAGCCTTAGACGATTTAAAAGATTTGAAAGACTTTCAGACAAAGCTGAAAAGAAAGAACAGTTTGCTGCAGCTATAAATGCTGAGTATAGATCTGGACAACTTGCTGGAGCTTTCATAGATAGAAAAGAAGTAACAGTAAATGGTCTGGAGGGAATGTCACGTGAGCAGCTTGAAAAAAAATTGGAAGAACTATCCAACAAGATTGATGGGTACAACGCCAAAACGATCGAAGCTAAGCCAGAAGACGTTAAAACAACTCAGAACAGCTAATTGGTCTGAGTGGCTTGACGCTTTCAATCAAGTGCATAATTCTGGCATAACAACTTCAGTCGGCAAAATTAAGGTTGAGATAGATGAGTAAAGGTAAAAGAAAATCTAAAAGAAGAATTAAGAATAAAAAAACAATTCCTCTTAACTATAAAAAGCTCGGCAGTAATATTTTAGACTATCCATTTGTGGAAATTGAATGGAGTGATATCGAGGGTGATGCTGGTTGGTCTGATACAAAAGCTCTTAACAAAGAGAAATTACCTGTGTGTGTATCCAAGGGTTATCTGGTAAGTCAACAAAATGGTGTCACTAGAATCTTTACAGATTACATAAAAACTAAGGATAAACCAACATTTGACAGTATAGGAAATACAACTATTATACCCACATCAGTTATACAATCTATTAAGAAGTTAAGTTAGTTATGGCTACATCAAATAAGGAAAGTAAGCTTTGGAAAAAGGTTAAGCAAGGCTTACCTAAATGTTTCTTAACTCGCATAGAATCTAGCACAATCAATGGTATTCCTGACATTCACGCAGTTTCAGATAGTAAACTTTTTTGGATAGAACTTAAATCTGATGAAGCTAATTATCCTAAACTTAATAAGTGGCAAATAGTTTGGATTAATAAATATATTAAAGCTGGTGGGCAAGTTTTTATCTTCAAAGAGACCCTCTCGAAAAGGTCTCTTAAACTGTACAGACCGGTGTCCAGTTTCACAGATCCTCGCTCGCTCGTCCCGTTTGCCTCGTTCTCGTTCCCGGTACACTGGCCCATGGTCCAGCGTAACCTGCTGGAGGCCCGTGCAGCCTGATCCGGAAGCTCTCGTTTCCTGCCCACGTTTCTTTTACCTCTTTTTGTTAGTTGCGTGGGCTGGTGACGGGAGAACGGATCTCGTATCTCGTTCTCGTTGACAAACCTCGCTCGTTCTCGTTCAAAGACTGGGTGAGCCCCCTGCAGCGTAACCTTCTACGCACCGGTGACACGGAATGGAATGAAAGAACTTGGTGCTTGACAGGTATCCCACGATGTCGTATCGTTTACTAAACAAAAGGAGAAAATATGACAGTAGATTTTGAAGCATTGGATCTCGTTCGAACTGAGAACAAAGCTCGTTCTTATAACAAGAAGTTGGACGGACTGCAGACTCAAGTCAGGGAGCTCACCGAGCTGGTAGCAGATGCAGTCGAGATGATAGAAAAATTAGAGGGCGATAGTAATTATTGTGCTTACGCTGATATAATAAAAGCAAGATTAAAAAAAATTAAAACTAGAGCTTGACATATATCCCATCGTATCTTATGTAAGGTCTGCAACTTATAGAGGAGAGATATGAAAACTATAAAAATAGAAGTGAATGCCGGAGTCGTTACTGATGTAACAAACTTACCGGAGGGCTACGATTACGAAATAGTGGATCACGACCTTCTGGAGGAAGAGGCCAAGCCACATGATGATACTATAATTAACAAAGGAGAAATATGAAAATACACAAGAACTCAAAGTCGCTCGAGAAGCTCATAAAAGAAATTAATGCAAAGAATGCACCACCGGATGGTTGGCAGGCTGCTGATGCCGTGAAGAAAGACAAACCTGAGGCGGGTAAGACCTACGCGTTAACTGGCGGTCCTGGGGCACGTTGCATTGCTAACGGTAACTCATGGAAGGACAGTGTCGTTAAGGAGGATCAGTGATGGCCTCGTCTCGTTTGCAATTGGCCTGGCACCAGCTGCAGCTACGAACTCCGGGTGACTGCCAGCAGGAAAGAAGTTCCTGATGTTCTTCATAGCGCTATACCTTTTAATGTTAGTTCTCTACACAGATGCTACGCTATTTATCAGTGGTCTTTTTATTCTCGCTCTCGCCTCTGCTTTCTAAAATCTCGCTCGTTTAGGTTACAGCTGAGCCCAGCGTAACACGACAGATTAGCACCAGTCGGTGACCAGCAGGAACTTCTGCTGGTATGAAGTATGGGTATCTTTCTAGTTTAGAATGATTCTAAAAGATAATTGTTGCGTTGTTAGGTGGGATTTGATAAGACGAGTGATAAACTTAACAAAGGAGAAGATATGGGATTAGACCAACACGCACACATAAAAGGAGTAAAGATTGATTGGGAAAAGTTTTTCAATGATGATGAATACTCTGATAATGCAGGTGTTTTCGTTTGGCGAAAACACGCAAGGCTTCAAGAGTTTATGGCTAGAAAATGGGCAGAACAAAACCCTGTTGAAAAGATAGATGGACATCTAGCACATTTAGGTTTCAACTCTGACCAAGAAGCACCCTGTTATATAACTGAAGATGTCGTGAAAGAATTAGCTGAACAAATAGAGAAAGGCTTTTCTGATTACCACGCAGAAGATGGTTTTTTCTGGGGTCAGCAGTTCCAAAAGGAAAGCGTAAAAGAATATAAAGAGCAGGACATCAAGTTCTTAAAATTTTGCGAACAGGCAATCAACGATAAGAAGGTCGTTGAGTATTGGTGTTCGTGGTAATGACTAAAAATAAAAAGAACGAGGCGACAACTGTCGCCTCGCCTCGTCTCGCAGGACAAAAAGCCCAAGATGAATTTATTAAAAAAATTGAGCGACTGGTCGCTGGGCTAGAAAAAACATTAAACAATAAAGATATACAACTAGAGGTTGAGCCAAATGTTAGTACCATTGATATTAAGCCTAATAAAGAGAATAAAAAAAAATTAAATTAACTATTGCATTAAGTATGGGATTTGATAAGACAAGCTATCAATCATTAGATTGTGTAAATTAAACTAACAAAAAGAGGTCTTATGACACAAGCCCAAAAAAGACTAAAGGTAGAAGAGAAAAAAGTTATTCTATCTTATGTCCAGTTAAAGCTTAAAGCAAATCGACTATCTAAAGAGTTAGATACAATGAAACAAAACATTGTTGATTGCTTTGAGAGAACA